TAAATAAACAATTAGGATTATTTTCCCAAGGAAAATACCATAAATACTGGAATCGCGTATGGCATGATTTTTCAGTTGGTTTTAATTATAGAATAATTTAAAACAACATAATTATGGCATTAAAAGATATTTTTAAAAACGAAAACGATGTTAATGAAAAGTCAGTAGTTGGATTTGCTGCATTTGCTATTATGGTAGTATTCGCTATTGTAGATTTAACAACAGGTTATTTTGGGAAAGATTTAGTAATTAACGAAACAATTTATAACTCATTTGTATTTGTAACACTAGGTAGTTTTGGTATAGCAGGTTTAGAGAAATTTGCTAAATAATGTATGAATATAAAGCAATTGTAGATAAGGTAGTTGATGGAGATACCATTGATGTTACTATAGATTTAGGATTTAAAACCTGGAAAAAAGTAAGAGTGCGAATGGAAGGGATGAATGCTCCTGAATCGCGCACAAGAAACCTAGAAGAGAAAGAACGTGGTCTTGCAGCTAAAGCTAGACTACAAGAGATTTTAGAATATAATGATAACCAATGTACATTAAAAGTATCAGGGTTGGGAAAGTTTGGAAGAGCATTAGCTACTGTTCATGTACGATCGCTTTCCCCTATAGCCACAGAATCTAGTATGACTTTAATAAATGTTAATAAACAATTGATTGAAGAAGGACACGCTAAAGAATATTACGGGGGGAAAAGGTGATATATGTATGTATATAATTAATAAAATATGCATAAAAATATTAGTTGGTCAGGATATGAATGGATAACTAGAGAAAGGTGGGGTAATATCCACGCAGATAAGTTATTTTGCCATTATAATCCTAAATGTGTTTATAAGGATGATTATGAATATTTACACCTTTTAACCAAAAAAGACCCTAAAAAGTTTAAAATTAAACAAGGAGATAACCAAACAGTTATTGAATCCCCTATAGGGGTTGGTTTAGTTTCTTCAAAAGAAAAATTCGGTTATGGTTACTATGAAATAGAAGCTAAATTACCCTTAGGCGAAAACCTGTGGCCTGCATTTTGGATGTGGAGTTGGGATGGGTGGCCACCCGAAATAGATGTATTCGAAGGATATACTGATAATAGAAAAGGATATTTGAAGTTTAATAGATTTAATCCTTTTGGTTTTTACAATGTTCAATCTAATTTCCATTACAAGGATATTAAAACCAGTAAGAATGCTAACGCTAAAGCTAAAACCCACTATTTTGGGTTAAAAAATCCTACTACTAATTTTATTAAATATGGTTTAAAATATCTAGAAGATGAAATTACTATATTTTATAATGGTAGGGCTGTGAGGTCTTTACCAAAACCCCTGCTTCAATATTTTAGGGGACATCAAATGAATGTTATCATAAATAATAGTGTATCTCAAGGTGTAGACGAAACAAAAGAAAATTATTCTGATTTTGTTATTAAATACTTTAAGTATGAGCCTTTGTAATTTTCTTATATTTATAACAAAACATCCATAATGGCTAGAAAACTAACTGAAAATAATGATCGTTTCTATGGGTATACTCGAAAACCTAATAAAACTAAAGGTAATATTACTGGTATTGACTTAGAATTTGAATCAGTAAATCCCTATGAATTTAAAAAGGGGATGTATACTGAATTAGAAAAAATGGGTACTACTCTTAGAGAATCTGAATCTGATCAAAGAGAAAAAGCCACCGAAACTGTTCTTAAAAATTTAAAAGATGTTCCTGCGTATTACTCTTATATGGAACACTATGAAACAGTTACTCGCAATATGGATCGTAAGCCATCCTTTAAAACTTTCTTAAAAGAACTAGAAGGTCACTCAATGAAAGAAATGGGTGAAAAATTCACTGAAGATAAGATGAAGGAAATTAAGCTTAAAGAATCTATCCGTGAAGAGGTTAGAGCTAAAATAAACGAACTTTTCAAAACAAAATAAAATGACTATTGAAGAACTAAACAAACTTATTAAAGAAGAGCTTGATGCTTTTTTTGAGGCCGAAGATGAAGAAATTGAAACTCCCGAAGTTGGTGAGGATGATGATATTGAAGTAACTACTGATGAACCCGAAATTGAAACTGGTGATGAAGCTTTAGATTTACTTCGTCAAATCTATGATATGATTAAACCACAAGTTGAACCTGAAGGTGAAATGGAAGAACCCGAAATGGATATAGAAGAACCTGAAGAAGAAGAGGATGAAGAAGCTGAAGAAGGAGGTGATGAAGGAGAAAATGTTGACGAAGCAGTTGATAACCACACATTCTTTAGAGGTGACAACGTTAATCGTACTGTTGTTAAAGCAAAAGATGTTCAAGGGACTCGTGAAAAAGCAACTTTAAAAGAAGGATTTGACGGAACAGCTCGTTTCCAAAAGCTCGCAAATATTAAAAAATAATTTTCAATGGTCAACATAGACGCTTTATTATCAGAATGGGCGTATAGATGTGAGAAGGGCTATCCGGATATGGATAGCCCCTCTGATCTTCGTGTTTTAAAATCCATTCTAAAAGAACAAGGAATTTCATTACCAGAATTCCAGGAACAAGTTATAGTTGAGGAAGAAGAAAAAGGACCTAGCAAAAAGGAACTTATCGACTTAATTAATAAAAGTGATCTAAATCCTAAAGTAATAAAAAAATTATTTAAAGTTATTAAAGGAAGTGGAATACGCCCCCAATTTAAAAATTACTTAACCCAACAGGGATATACTTCAGATTCTTTCAAAAATGGAGAAGCCGATATTGATAGAATATTAAACGTCCTTACAAATACAGAGGCTGATGAGTTATTAGCTTATATGAAAAATCCTAAAAAATTATCTGATTTACCCATTAGAGGAAATTTATCAACTGAAACTGGGTTATCTAAAGAATTATCTCAAGATTTAATTCAAATTGTAGGTGTAGATAAAACCGGTTCTAATATTGGTAAATTAGAAATATTCTTAGCATTAGTATTTAGTGATGTTAATAATAGATCAGGTGGTGGTGATTTAAATTGGGAAAGTGTAGGTAACTTAGAGGTTAAGGGTACTGGTGGAAGATTAGGACAACAAAGTGGTAGGGGTAATTATGTAAATGGACAGAATAGATTAGCAGATAAATTTATTCCTGAGGGTGATGAAAGAGAAGAATTTGAGTCTTCTCCTGAGAACCAATATATGAATTTTTGTTTACAAAATGCTTATAATATAGCTACTAAAAATAATATAGATACTAATGAATTTATTGATTTTGTCCAAAAATTGATGGACGAAATATTTTTTGATAAAGGCTTAGCTAAAAAATATTTTAACAGTGCAGATGATTTTAAAGATTTAGCTAAAATGAGAAATAGTATTTTCAAATTAAATGTAGAATCTTATGCCAAAAAAACTAATGTAGATGCATTTATGTTTGCTACCTCAGCTACAGGTGAATATGCTATTATTGATGTAGATAATGTTAATGAAGCTATTGATGATGGAATTATAAAAGTAGCAGTAGATCCTAAAAAAGGTTATTTCTGGCACAATCCTAATCCCAACGTAAAGTTAGGTAAAAAATAATTTGGCTTTCTAAATCTTTATCTGTATCTTCCCTTACTGTAGGGGGGTAAGGGTAAGGGTCGCAACGGATCGCACAGTCGCACATTATGTCATTAAACAGTTTTTTCGATTCAATAGATACTGACGCACAGTTCGATGCGTGGAAATCGAGGATTAAACAAAAATTAATCCATTTGAAAAATTCTATCCCTATAGAAAATAGGGATGAACTTAATTATATTGGGGAAACGTTAGAATTTTTAGATTCTATGAACGTTTTAAGTAGCGACTTTTTAGCTCATCACCCCAATATGGATAATAAAGAAACTTTAAAAAACAGATTAGAAATTTGTAATTCCTTTTACAGAAAATTTGGGGATTAATAAATTTATTCGTATATTAAATAAAAAATTAATATTATGGCAAGATACCAACAACAATTAAATGTAGCTATGGAACGCCTAGACCAAGGTTTAGCTCGTGTACACAGCTTTGTAAAGCGTGGAAAAAACGCTGAAGCTATACACTATATGGAAAATGATTTGAAAGAATTATATTCTGAACTCCAGAATATAATTAATATTGAACCAAGACAAGTTGATAATAAAATAGGTCACCTATGATTGGAGCAGAGCAAATAAAAGTTAATTTTGAAACTTTTAATGGTGTTTTGGAAGCAAGTTTTGAAGGTGAACGTTTAGAAAAACTTAAAACCCTTACTGATTGTCTAAAAGAACGAATGATGCTTGCACCGGCATCATCTAAAGACTGGTTTAATAATGCCTTTCCTGGTGGTTATCTTGACCATATTTTACGTGTAAATAAAATTGCAAACCAACTCCATAAATTATATGATTTTCATGGAGCAACCGAATTATATACAGGTGAAGAATTAAATTTTGTATCCTTATTTTGTCAATTAGGTAAATTGGGGGATTGGAATAATGAATATTTTACTAAAAACGATTCAGACTGGCACGTTAAAAACCTTGGTATGATATATAAATTTAATGAACATGTACCCGCTATGAAAGTATATGATCGTACAATATATCTCTTACAGGACGCTGGTATTAAAATTTCACATAACGAATATTTAGCTATTCGTAACCAAGAAGGTTTATTTGACGAAAGTAATAAATTTTATTTTTATAGTGGTCAAAAAGAAACCAAATTCCGCAGCCACCTCCCACTACTTATTCACCAAGCCATTCAAACAGCCCAAGAAATTGAATATCAAATGTGGAGTTCTGGAAATTCGGTTATACAACAACCGTCTAAACCCGCAAATGCCTCCAAAGCTGATAAAACTACAAGGAAGGCTAAAGCGATTAACGTAGAAAATAATCCTAATTTCAACGAAAAAACTAAATCAATTATTGATTCATTCTTTACAGACTAATGGAAATTATAATTGGAATATTATCAGCCCTATTAATTGTAGCAGGATTTGCTATTCGTAATCTTATTAAGAAAAACGAAATATTAGAAGATTTTATAGCAAAACAAAGTGAAGCCATAGACTATTGTGACCGTAGATTAAGTCAAATAGACGATAAAGGATCATTTATAGCAGACGATGAAATAGGTTGGTTTTTTACCGAAATTAAGAAGATTCAGGAGGCATTAAATGAATTCCGCCTCCGCTAATCTTAATGCCTAGAAAAAAAAGCAAACGTCTATATTTTACTGAAGACACAGAAGCGGCTATAATAGAATATTTAGCCAGTGAAGATCAAGCTGAACGAAATCGAATTTATAATAGTAGAATTCACTATTCGTTTTATAAGTTAGCTGAAAATTTAATTCATACTTTTAAATTTTATTATACTGAAGTTGAGGATTTAGAAGATCTAAAACATGAAGTAGTAACCTTTTTATTAGAAAAGCTCCATTATTTTAAAGCAGGTAAGGGTAAAGCTTTTTCATATTTTAGTATTGTAGGTAAAAATTATCTTATACTCTATAATAATAAAAATTACGTTAAGAAAAAAGGAAAAGCAGACTTAATAGAGGTTGATACCGATAATGGTATTCTTACCAATTTTGAAAATGAAGAAAAATTAGAAGAAAAAATTGAGTTTCTAGATTTATTTGTAGAAAAAGTAGATAATAAATTATCTTCTATTTTTAGTAAAAATGAAGACCTATTAGTAGCAGATGCAGTCTTAACTCTTTTTAAAAAAAGAGAATCACTAGAAATATTTAATAAGAAGGCCCTTTACATCTATATTAGAGAAATAACTGGGTGTGATACCCCATCTATTACAAAAGTTACTAAAATTTTAAAAAAATATTATATTAAAGCATATAATCAATGGGAATTAGGTAAACCAATAGTTTTATAATTATATATTTATCACCATGAGTAATCCACTTGATATAATATTGTTTGAGGGAAAAACATCTTCTGATGTATTTAAGGAAATATATTCTAATAGTAAAAAGAAAGATAAACAAATCAATTCTTTAATCTCAGAATTAAAACCCCTAATACAAAATATAGGAGATGCTCCCGTAGTTGTCCCACTTATTAAAGAATATTTAGAGGTAAGCGTTAAAAATGATGAACATCTTATTAAAATGATGGCTGTCATTCAAAGAATGCAAAACGGAAATACTTCAAGTGGTAGTGATTCACTTCTTACAGATGAAGAACTTAAACAACTCCAACAAATAGCAGAAGAAGTAGCAAAAGATGGCAAGGAATCAACTCCAGACTCTTAAAGGACAAAACTTTAATACCCCTAAAAATATATCATCCCCTTCTTTATTTACAGGAAGAGTTTTTGATGTTATTTTAGATGAATCACACCGTTTTTTTTCTGAAAAATTAGGGGGTTTTGATTCTTCTTATATTGGGTGTATACTTTGGGGATCTTTATCTTTAAAAGAAGGTAAAAAAGAATTAGACCCATTAAAACTTCAATTAGCCAAACCATATTTTAATTCATTTACTTATTTTCCTATAAAAAATGAAATAGTTACATTATTACTGGCCCCTAATAAAAATCACTATACACAAACACAAGGTTTTACTTCTAATGTAGAATATTATTACTTTCCTCCTATAAATGTATGGAATAGTAGTGGATATAATCCATTACCTTTAGATAGTGATACTAAAGCTAAGGGTAAAAAAGTAAGTAAATACATTAATAGTATTAATAATACTAGTAATTTACAAGAAGATATTTCTATTGATTTAGGAGATTATATAAGTGAAGATAAAGTAGCTAATACTAAAAATATGGTACCTTTTGAAGGTGATATGATTTTAGAAGGTAGATTTGGAAATAGTATTCGCTTTGGTTCATCTAACCCACGCGGTAAAAATTCTTGGTCTGAAAATGAAAGTGAAGGGGATCCCATTACTATAATATCTAATGGTCAAACTAATAATGGTGATATTATAGTAGAAGATATAAACGGTGATGCTAGTTCTATATATTTAACATCTAACCATAATATATCTAATATAAATGTAGCTGCTACTAACCTAAAAACCATAGATGCAGGATTTAATCCTCTCCAAAATATAAATGATACTATTACATCATATGGATTTAGCGAAATACCATCTACAAGTGGTATAGGGACAAACACAGCAAACAGTGACCCTTTTTACTCAGGAGGTAGTGATCCCGATGATAGTAGCTCAAATCGTGATTCTTTAGGCCCACCAGAACAATATAATGGACCTGAAGAATTAGTAAAATACCCAGGATTATATGAAGATAATTCTAAAAGCTTAAGGGAAGTATACGCATTACCCCGTAAATTTGCTCAAGGAGGAGGTTTTAGATTCATCACAGATTTGTTAGTCAACCCCCTTATGGAAATGCTAATAGCGGCTGAAAAAGAAGGAGTTAAATTAACTATTAACAGTGCTTTTAGACCTCCTGTAAATAATGTTGTTGATGAAAATGGTAAAATAATTGGTACAAGCCAAAAAGATTTAAGATTACAAAATTTAAAATCTAAATTTAAAGGGAAATTAGCCGAACCTTGGCTAAGCAGAACCACAGTAACTTCTCCATTTACTCATGGTGGGATATCATATAAAATAGGTGATGCTTATAGACTATCACCACAAAAAGAACACTTTTACCCATTAACAGCTCCATCTTATGCTTCTGGACATGGTGCGTCTACTGCAGTAGATTTCCAAACAGGAGGAGGTACTACCCCCCAATTTAAATGGTTGTGTTTTAATGGGTGGAAATATGGGTTTATAAGAGTAGTAGCATCTGAATCATGGCACTTTAAATATTCACCTAGCCAAGCAAAGAAAGGACCTACTGCTGTATTACCTTATACTTATAGAAGTGGAAAAAACAGTTGGAACGATGTTTTTGGGCAAAACGAACCAAATTGGAATAGTTTAACATAATGCAATCACCTAACCAATATCAAGGAAAACAAGTAATAATTACTTCTGATAGACTATTATTTAATAGTAGGGAAGATTTATTACATACTTCAAATGGGCATATAATATTTAGCACTAATGAAGATTTTCATTTCAACACTGATAATGTTTCCTCTGGTAAATTTGCTGTAAATAGCCCAAAAATACATTTAGGAGTAATAAAAGATAGTAGTCCTGAATTAGCTAATAATCCCGCAGTAAAAGGAAAAGAATTAGAAGACTTATTAGAAGCTCTACTAAATCACCTTAATATATTATATACAACAGTTTTACCTTTATTAACTGGAATAACTACTTTACCTACATTACCTACTATTCCTAGTCCTACTAATGCTAGTCTTATATCTCCCTTAGTTAGTGAATTAAATACACTTAAGGCTAGAATTAAAAAAATAAAAAGCGATAACGTTTATATCAAATGACCGAATCCTTTAAAACCATAATATCGTCTACCCTTAATAGGATTAATGAGGCACGTAATAGAACTTATTATTTTGCAGAAAATGTCCCATTTATTGACGCTCAAATTACTACTAGTATTCCTGATATGGGTATCGCAGGTGCTATATTAGCATCTACAATAGATAGCGAAGAAGAATTACAGAGTTTACAAAAAAAATTTTTAAAACTTAAATCTACTTGTCATAAATTAGAAAACCAAATAATAAAATATCAAACAGATATCCAAAAAATCCAAAATATAACTAATAGAATTCGTACACGTTTACGTAATTTTGAAGACTTATTAAATGGATTAGCAGAATTTGTACCTATAATAAGAACTCTTATAAAAATAGCTAGAGGAGTATTAGCAATACAAGCATCTGTTCCTGTTGCTGGTGGTTTTGTTTCAGGCACTGTTATAATTAAGCAAAAAGATATTATAGATGCAGCATTAGCTAAATTAGAAGAAGTAATAGCACTACAACAAGTATTTAACTCTATAGCAGGTACTTTAATTCCTATAGCTGAAGAAATAGACGAAACCTTATTACCTCTTCAAAATAGACTTTCTGAAATTAATGCTATATTAGTTGCTAGATGCCGTGACATTGATTTATTATTCTTACAAGTATTGGCCCAGGCCAATATTAATGATGATTCTTCAGTAGATACTACAGCTACTGGTGAACTAACAATTACAGTTTCATCTACACTTAATATAGAAAAAATAATAGATAACTTAGAAATATCGTCAAAATCTAAATTTATAGAATATCTTAGTGAAAACGGACATACTGGTTACCAAATAACTAAAGGTTAATATATTTATTAAAAACTAATACAATGAAGTTAAAACAATTCGAAAAATTTATTAGAACAGTTATACGAGAAGAAATAGATTATGCTTTAAAACGTGAAATCTCTTCCCTTAAAGAAGGACTTTCTATGCCAACTGCAAAACCTATCCAAGAAGAAACAGACTTAGAAGATTTTAGAAAAAAATTAAGAAAACAAGTAGCACCCCCTCCTAATTTTAACACAGGAGATGATACATTAAATGGATTATTACAAGAAACCGCAACAAGACCATCATGGGAAGATATAGCTGTTGCTAATGATCCTGTAAATCAATTTATAAATAAAGATTATAGACCCGTAATGGATGCTATTGATAAGAAAAAAGATTATAGACCATAATGGCCATTATAAAAAAAACTGGATATCGAATAGACCCTTTAGATCTCAATACCCGAAAAGCTATTGGGATAAAGGTACCTTTTAATAAAAAAGGTATCTTTGAGTTTAATTATACTACTAAAGATCAAATAAAATCTAATTTAATTAATTTATTATTAACCTCACCTGGAGAAAGATTTCATGAACCCACTTACGGGGTGGGTCTAAGAGACCAGCTATTTGAACAAAATACAGATAATTTTGATAGTAAAATAGGACAATTAAAACAATTAATTAACCAAAAAATAGGAACTCATATACCCCAAATTCGTTTAAATTCATTAAAAGTATCACCTATTGATAATACTAATAATTTATTAGTAAAACTTAGTTATACGTTATTACTTAATAATGAAACTAATCAGCTATCACTTAAATTCTAATGGCATATTCTAAAATAAATAATACCCCTAAAAAAGATATTAAATATCTTAATAAAAACTATAATCAATTAAAGCAAAATTTAATTGAATTTAGTAGAAATTACTTCCCCGATCAGTTTAATGATTTCTCTGAAAGTAATCCTGGTATGATATTTCTTGAATTAGCATCATATGTTGGTGATGTATTATCATTTTATACAGATACTCAAATCCAAGAAACATTTATAGAAACAGCCCAAGAAAAAACCAATTTATTAGCATTAGCTTATACATTAGGGTATAAACCATCAGTTATATCTCCTTCAACCACAGACTTAGATCTATATATAGAAATTCCGGCTAAAGGGACTTCTCCATACGCTCCTGATTATGATTATGCTATAACAATAGCTAAAAATTCTACATTCCTTACAACCGCAGGTGGTAATGGAACATCTTTTTTACTAGAAGAAGACGTAAATTTTCAAACAAGTTCTTCACTTTCTCCAACAACTTCTACTATCCACCAGTTAAATGGGGCTGATCCTGAATATTATTTACTTAAAAAAACTGCTAAAGCTATATCAGCAGAATTAAAAACTAAATCCTTTGAAGTAGGAGCAGGACAAAAATTTCTTACCTTAGAATTAAACGATAGTAATATAATAAAAATAGAATCTATTACTGATAGTAATGGTAATGTATGGACTGAAGTACCATATTTAGCACAAGAAACTGTTTACGAACAAGTTTCTAATGTTGAAGCCAATAATCCTGACTTAAAACAATATAGTGGAGATACTCCTTATTTATTAAGATTAAAAAAAGTACCAAAAAGATTTGTAACAAGATATACATCTAATAACATACTTCAAATCCAATTTGGAGCAGGAAATAGTTCAGGGGCAGATGAAGAAATAATTCCTAATCCTGATAATATAGGTTTAGGAGTTAGAGATGGAAGATCACTTTTAGATTTCGCTTTTGATCCTTCTAATTTTCTATACACAAAAGCCTATGGAGAATCCCCATCAAATACTACCCTTACTGTAAGATATATGGTAGGGGGAGGTGTAGTATCAAACGTAGACTCTGGAATTATAACTAGAACGGGTACATTAATTACTAGAGTAAATACAGGTAATTTAGTACAAAATACACTAGATGATGTTATAGATTCTATAGCAGTAAATAATCCAATCCCTGCTACAGGTGGGGGACCTGGTGATTCTATTGAAGATATTAGATTAAATAGTGCTGCTAATATGGCTTCTCAGCTTAGAACAGTATCTAAAGAAGATTACTTAATAAGAACTTTAAGTATGCCCCAATCATTAGGTACAATATCAAAAGCTTATATTATAAAAGACGACCAAATTACTGCTGATTCATCTGCACGTATAGAAAATCCTAATGGATTAAATTTATACGTTTTAGGATATAATAAAAATAAGCAATTAACACAAATTAATGCTGCTACAAGACAAAATCTTATAACATATTTAGAACAATATAGAATGTTAACTGATTCAGTTAATATTAAAGATGCTTTTATAATTAATTTTAATGTTGATTTTGAGATAGTTACTTATAAAGATTTTAGTAATGATAAAGTTATTTTAGACTGTATTAATGCGCTTAAACTTTATTTTAACATAGATAACTGGCAAATTAATCAGCCTATTATTATAAACGAAGTATACAACGTTATAGGCAAAGTACCTGGTGTTCAAAACGTAGAACACGTCACTGTATCTAATAAAGCGGGAACGTCGTTAGGATACTCCCAATATGCTTATGATTTTGACTCTGCAACTATTAATAATGTTATTTATCCTTCGTTAGATACTAGTATTTTTGAATTAAAATATCCTAACTCGGATATAAAAGGAAGAGTAATAAAATATTAATTATGGCATATTATTTTTTATATCCAGAAAAAGACACAACTATCTATTCACACCCGTTAAGACAAGATCTTAATACGGGTATTGTAGAAAATTTAGAATTAACTTCTGAAAAAGGAGTTACTAGTAGTTTATATTACCCTTCAAGATTTCTAGTCCAATTTAAAGATATTGAAATCAATAATATTATTAATAATAAAATTAGCGGTAGTTTTTCTGCTAATTTAAAATTATATTCCACTGAATACAACCAGAATCTAGCCCAAACCCAAACCATAGAGATAGCTGCCCTAGCAGAATCATGGACAAATGGCACAGGAAGATATAATACCCACCCTTCATTTACAGGAATAACTAGTGATGGGTGTTCATGGTTATATAATGATAATGGAACTGATAAAACTTCATGGGAAACTTCTTCATTTAGTGCTAATACTACAGGTAGTTTTAGTGGAAGTAATAAGGGAGGAGGAGTTTGGTATACTGGAAGTGGCTTTGAATACAGTCAATCTTTTAGTTTAGTTAATGATTTTGATTTAGATATTGATATTACAAATACTGTTATAAAACATTATTCTTCTTCTTATTTATCTTCTACTTATCCTAATGGTATTACTAATAATGGGTTTATAATAAAAAGAGTTAATGATGTATACAACAATACTACTGATCAAGGTACTTTAAAATATTTTTCATTAGATACTAATACTATATTTTCACCTACTTTAGCTATTAAGTGGGATGACTCAAGTTATATTACTAGTAGTGGTGCTACTATTTTAAATAGTGGAAAAATACAGATGAATATTAATAACAATAAAAAAGTATATAGAAATAAAGAAGAATATACTTTTAGATTTACTACTAGAAAACAATACCCTGTTAGAAAATTTGTAACTTCCTCTAATTATTTAGATATAAACTATTTAACCACAGCATCATATTATAGTATAGAAGATTATACTTCTAAAGAAATTATAATACCTTTTGATACTAGTTATACAAAATTAAGTGCTGATTCTGAGGGTATGTACTTTAAATTATATATGAACGGATTACAACCTGAAAGATATTATAAAATTCTTATCAGACACGACAATAATGATGGTATCACTATATATGATGATAATTACTATTTTAAAGTTACTAGATAATGGAAACTGTAGAAATTAATAAAAATCGTTATAGTAACCAGCAATACAGGCAGGTTATAGATACTACTTTTTCCGAATTAAAAAATAGTAAAGAACCCCTTTCACTAGATAAGTTTTTTAGTGACTTTGATAAAATATTTTTAGATATACCAGTTGAAGGAGATAAAAGTTTACGCAGCATATTTTTTAGAATCGATAGTGTTTTAAACCAAGGAATTGACCCTAAAGACACAGAGATTGAAAACCTATTATCCCAGGTAGATAAATTACAGGAAGAGATTAATAAATTAAAATCTTCAAATGAAGAAGAATCTCACCCATTATTTGAAAATGGAAAATTACTATTAGATACTAGTAGTGGTAAAAAATTTATAATGGAAAGGGGTAAAAAACGACAAATAATGGATGGAGATACTATGAAAGTATTAATCCAACTAAATGGAGGAAAAGCAGACACACCTTTTCAAGAGGTTTGTGTTCAACTTCCCCCTTCTATAGTCAATGGTATTGAAGATGGAATTCCTATAAATGATAGTAATTTTAATCTCTCTGAATCTACTATAGATGAAGATGTCCAAAAAGAAATATGGAATAGAGATTGGTCAGATCCTTCTTTAAATCTTAATTGGGTAAGATCCCAATACAGCTATGATGAATATATAGAAATATTAAATAGAGATTTAGATCAAAAAGCCTCTGTTATTGAATATGTTGAAGATCAAATAGACCTTAGACGAAATAATCTATCTCAACTTCGTTTTGTAGATGATGAACCACGAAAAGAAGAATTAAGAAATGAAATTTCTGATTTAAATTCTACTTTAGAAAGTGTAGAAACCAGAGAATCAGAAGTAGCTCAAGCATTAAGGAGTTTATTAAATAATCCCTCTTTATATGATGAAGCTGACAGCGAACAATCCCAATCTCAATTTGATGGAGATAATCCAGACATTACCTATAGTGTACTAAAAAATAATCTTGAAACTTTATTTAATGAAGGTTTTTTAGAAAAGAATGATTTAGATGCTCTAAAAAAAGGATTAAGACAAGCTAAAGAAGAAAGAGATGATAATCCACGTAGTGCACAAAGATGGATTGCTGATATAGATAAAAAGAATAGTGGTAAAAAACAACGTGATTTGTTCTTAGTAATAGATAAAACTAAAGACGAAATAAATGCTAACCCTAATTCTGACGGAACTATTTAATAAATGGATACTACAAAAAATATACTAGAGCAAATTAAACCTGAAGACTTAGCACTTTTAGAAGGAAGAGTCCTACAAAGAAAATTTGGAAGGGAAGAGGATAATGTTGAAGTTCATGTATATGATTTAAACAACAAAAAATTAGTATCTCTAAAAGACTTTACAGATTATAATACTCCTGACGTTATTGATGATAATAATGGTTATTTTACTGAAATAACTTTTAATCCTGATAATGTTTTAAGAAAGTTAGGATTAAATAGTGGTAAATACAAAATTAGAGTTAATTTTCATAGGAAAAAAATCCAAAATAGTTTTGATAGAATATTCTTTATAGAAAATATATCTCCTAGTAGAACTGAAATAAGAGCTAAACTTAACCCTAATATTGATTCTTCTCCTTTAGTAAAAGCTATTCAAGAATTAATAGCTGAATCACAAGGAGATGATAATATATATTTTAATGATTTTGCATTAAATTTTGGAAATGACACAGTGTTAACTGGGGTTAATTTTGAAATAGAACCTAATAATTTATCTTTTTTAATTAAACTATATGAACCTATTCCTAATTCTATTAATGAAAAGGCTAAATTTAGGATTATAGAAGAATTAACTAACCCTATAGAATATACTGTAGATTTAGGTACTCCCGAAATAGAAATAGAAACCGAATCCCTTAGAGGGCCTAACTTAAGAATTGATACTCGTTTAAATTCAAGTATGCCTTCACAGTATAAATCATATGATGAAATATTAAGGCATGATATAACTTCTTCATTTAATAATGCTATAAGTGTATTATCTGGGAGTATCCCAATATCTATAGAATACGATAATTATAACACAGATTCAGGTTTTACTTTTGAAAAGTTTGTTCATTTTGGTTCTGCTGAAGAAAGATTAAAAAACTTTAATTATAAATTAGGTTTGATAGAAATTTATAATTCCCAAAGCCAATATATAGAAAGTATCTCTAATTACTCATCTAACTCTGCACTATCTTTAGAAAGACAAAATAATCTTAATTTAGCTAATAAAGTAATTCAAAATTTTGATGGGTACGAGAAATTTTTATATTTTGAAAGCGGAACTTATTCATGGCCTAAGTCAAATTCTACTAAACCTTATATTAATAGACCTACCACTTCCTCAGAAGCTTTAGCTTGGTATGGTAGTAAAACCCCAACAGATTTAGATTATGGTGGGCAGATATTAAGTGCTTCTAAATATGATGACCAAAATCTTTATATCTTAAGAAATACTATACCCCAATATATTTTAGACAACGATCAAAACAGCGAATTTATTACCTTTATTGATATGGTAGGTCAATATTTTGATAATGTTTGGCTATATATTGAAAATATTACTGATAAAAATATAGCAGATAATGCCTTAAATCAAGGCATTTCAAAAGATTTAGTATTTAATGCTTTAAAAGAAAGAGGAATACCTGCTTTTGATCAGTTTGAAAATTCTAATTTATTTGAATATCTCTTAGCAGACGATGGGAATGGAAATTTCCAATATCAAGCACCCGTATCGCAAAGTATGATAAGTGCCTCTAATGCAGGTTCAATTCCTAAATCTGATATTACTAAAGAAGTGTGGAAAAGATTATACCACAATGCCCCTTATCTTTTAAAAACTAAAGGTACTGAGCGTGGTATAAAAGCTTTATTAGCATGTTATGGTATACCGGAAACAATACTTCACGTTAAAGAATATGGAGGGCCCGTAGCTGATAAATCAACATTTAGAACTTTTAGTTATGAAAAAGCCACTAAAGCCCTACATTTTAACAACTCATCAGAAACTAGCCTTAATATCCCAGTTTCTCCTACAGTAGGTAATAATAAAAAATATTTTGAATTTACGTTATTACCCGAAAAAACCGGATTGGGTTCAGGAGTTAACCCAATAATAAGTTCCTCAATATCAACTTTAGCACTTATATCAAGTTCTATAAATAATAAATCAGGATATTTTTCAGGGTCATTTGGTACCAGCTCAGAATTCCCCATTTATTCTGGAAGACCATTAACGTTCTTTGTTGATGTAAATTCCTCTTCTGAGTTAGCTATAACAGCATCTACTTATATAGATAACGAAATCCATAATATATCATTTACTTCTTCGTATGCTAATAGTAGTTTTAATATTGGACAAATAGGAAGTAAATCCAATTTTTACGTTCATAATTTTAAAACTTATACAGGTGCATTATCTCAATCTGTAAAAAATACCCATACTAAAGATCCTAATATAATAGCAGGTAATAGTACATCTTCATATTTTAATGATTTAGTATATTATTCTCCTTTAGGAGCTAACTATAAAACCGAATCTTTAGTTAATGGGTATCATTTTATTGACTATTCTCCACAAAATAATAGTAGTGGAAGACTTACCATTAATGGTGATTTAGTTAGAATAAGTTATGATACATTACAATATACCCATTATTTAAATACTCCTGACACTGTGGGGGTAAGTATGGTATCTGAAAAGGTTAGATATGATATGGGTACTATA